AACTTCATCGGCATCAGCTACAGTGATCGCCCCTGTTTCCCCCGTTCTTCCCTCCGCAGCACTTGTGATGTCCACGGCCAGTGTGCCAGAGCCTGTAATTTCTCCCCCAGACAGGCCATTACCTCCAGTAACACTGGTTACCGTGCCAGACCCGCTGCTTGTTGTTGGCTCCCACTTTGAGGTCGTGTTGTTCCATGCAACCACCTGCCCATCACTTGGGGCAGTGCTTGCCATGTCCCGTCCCTGTAGCTTGGCTACTGTTGGGTCAGGGTAGGTTCCTGACAGGTCGCCACCTGCACTGCCATCAGGGTTGCGTGAATCAGTCAACCGCGAGTCCGTATTCGTCACGAACGGGTTACTGGCGTTGGGTGTGCCATTGGTGCCGGCAAGGGCATCCTCCTGGTCAGTGGTGACATACCTGTTGGTGCCACCCTCACTTACGTCATCAGAATCCCCAGCCAGTTCAGACAGGTGATCCTTGTCTGCAACCTGGTCATCGACATATTTCTTGATGCTTTGCTGGGTGGCTAAACTACTGCTACTGCTGCTTCCGCCACCTAAATTGTCCTCATCCTTGACTGCGCTGATCGATGTGGTTGTCCCCAGGGTCAGGCTACCACTCAGGGTGGTGTTGCCCGTGACCTCAAGGGTGCCGGTGGACTTCAGGCCGGCAGTGGAAAGTTCCATTGCGCTAACCGTACCCTCACCATCCTGAACCGCCCTGCTGGAGCCATCGACACCTGCGTTGCTGTTGCTGACCTGGAGTAAATCCTTATAGGTCGCTGATATAGTCCTGCCTGTTAAGTCCGGTGCCGCCATTTAAAACCCCCACGCTTTCTTGATTGTTTTCTTGGAATAGGATGAATTGAACCTTGCCCCTTTCCTGTTCTCCATCTCATGGTAACCACGCTTGATCTTCTGTTCAAACGTCTTGGGCAGGTTGCGCCCTGTAAAAGCAAATTGTTCAGGGAGCTTTCCCCGAACATAAAGTTCTCCATCCTCATGCACCTCGCGTGTGCCGGCGGCAACCAGTCTCTCTATCTTCTCCCCGCCTTTTCCTATGAACGTATAAATTGGCATTCCATTATCTCCTTTAAAAGAAGGGTGCCCCCGAAAACCCCTTAACAGGGGCACCCTCTGTTTCCACCCCTTGGCTTATGCGTAAGCTGAGAACGAACGCAGAACTATATTCCAGTTGCTATTCAGCAATTTGGAACAATAGAAAAGCTTAAATCCCAGTGTGGTCATTTGCCCTAGCGGGTCCGCCTTATCCGGTGTGTCCGTGATAACAATCTTTGGACTCATCGGAGTGTCACCTGACAGCGCCGGTACACCATAGGAATTATCACCCATGACAAACGTGCTGAAGATGGCACCAGTGGCAGCATGTGTGCCCTTGTCGGTATCCGCAGAGATATCTTCACGGAATGGATTCGTGCTTTCCACGATTCGGATTCCATGAATGCTCCCGGCCTCACCCTTATACAGACCTTGAACGTCTGAATACTTGTGCGCCTCCAGCCAGTCATCGTTACGCATCAGGTCGCGTGACACCTGGGGTGCCATGACCGCAACGTAGCTGCCGTTTATCTGTGGAGCGCGGTTGACCTTCAGGTTTGTGCAGCAATCCAGAAGATCGTCTGCCGTCACCACATAGTCAGCCGCAGCATTCCCGCGGAACTCAGTGAACGTATCCTCGGCAGCAAGGTTGCCTGCTGCATACCGCTTGGTGCGGCTGTCCGTTTCACTGTCTTCCCCCTCGTTAACCAACTCGTTCCGAATGAGCGTGTCGCAGTGTAATGCGGCATCCTCACCGGCTGTCTTGCTGGCTTGTTTAAGTGTGCCCAACAGGTCAGTTGCACTGAGTATGTCGGTCACACCAATGACCTCGCCGTACTGGACGAGTGTTGCGTCCACTGATGACATCTCCATCTTGCGGTAGGCGCTCGACGCAATGGCCGTGCCCTCCGTAAGGGTTGCAATGTCCGTGGTTGCTGGTTCCCCGTATTGGAAGAACCGAATGGCCTTGTTGCCGCTATTCTTGGGCAACGGTGCCTTGTTTGCGAATTGATCCAGCTTTAAAGCCTGAACCGCATAGTCCAGCAATTTCTTGCTGAAATGAGTCTGGAATTGATCAGAAACTCCAGACGTACTTGATAACGTGACTCCCGCCATGACTATCCTTTCCGCCGATTTAATCGGCTATTTTGGACTACAAGGTTAGCGCCCAAATATGGACACGCCCTGCCGATCAAAGTCCTCGGCTACTTTCTCCAGCGCCTTCTCGCGTTCGTCAGAACTCATGTCATCGAAACCCTTGGCACCGGACAGCCGGTCTGTCGGTGGGCTGCCTCCTATGGAAAGCTTGCCCTTGTACTCCTCGATTTCTTTTTCTGCTTCTGACAGTTTGGCTTTAAGCTCGTCAGCCTCCTTGGAGGCACCTCTCATCTTCACCACCTCAACGGCATCAATGATGCCCTCCGGGTAGCTACTCAGGAACGGCTTGTCCTGCATCAACTGCATGACACCCATATGCAGGTCACTGGTGCGGGTGTTAAGGTCCGGGTTGTCCTCGGCTGCCTTGTCAAAGTTTCTCTGGAATTCCTCCCGAAACTTTTCCTGTTCGGCATTAACCTGGGCATCCTTTGCCTCTTTTTCCACCACGTCGGCCTGCTTCTTCGCCCATTCAGCACGGTCATATTCGCCGTCCTGTTCCCAGGCTTTTGCAGTCCTGCGGTAGTCATCCGCCGTGTACCCCTCTGAGTCCTTAAACTCATTGGTACGGTTCGCCTTCTGGCGATCCAGTTCCCTGCGTTCCTCTTCCAGCGCCTCCTTGGCTTCCTTGATCCTGTCCTTCTCGTCATTGACCTGTTTCCAGGTCTTGTCGAGTCGGGCTGTATCCTTGTCAGCCTTGGTGACCTTTGGAGCTTCACCTTCTGTCAACTCACCCTCCGCACCCACGGAAGGTTCTTGAGCTTCAACTTCCTCTGGTTCCGGTTCCGGTTCCTTTGGCGGTTCTTCAACCACTTCAGGCTCAACCCCGGCATCCATTGCCTGGGCCAACTTCTCCAGTTCCTGTTCCTCTGTTAATGCACTATTTTGTGCTACAGCCTCTCCATCAGTGTTTTCGCTCATTTTGTCATGTCGGTGCTTCAATTCAGGTTTCCAGTAGCACCAAGCGCCTGGGCCTGCCTTGAGTCCAGTTGAATCATTTCATGGTCGGTTCTCATTCCCACAAAACGTAGTTAAGGACGATATCGTTCAAGATCAGAGCCGTCGTCCTCCTCCGGTTCCGCCTTGTAAATCCTGTCGGGTTGAGCCAGCGCGTCAAGCGTTGACACAGCCCCTGCGAAGCCACTAGCCCATCCGCAACTTTTTTCAAGGTTATTTTCAGCCTGCACTGCCTCGGCATTATAGGTCAGTGTCAGGTTCAGTAAATATGCCTTGAGCTTCTTCCCTGTATCAGTCTTCAGGAACGACCTTAACCGTTCCTCATCCTCATGGTCCCATTCAGGCTTATCCACCCATTTCCTGTCCTGCAGGTATAGCTTCGCCGCTTCCGCCAGTTTGTGTAGCATTAGTCTCCAGTTGCTTTCTCAATGCCTTCGCATTGTTTGGGTCCACCTCCTCGTAACCTTCGAGCAGGGCATTGACCCGTTCCATTATTCTCTGCTGGGCAAGTTCACCCAACGGTTCCCCCAGTTGCTCCCTCTGCTGCACATACCCAAGCAGTACCTGCAACCTCAACCCAAAGTCTGACCCCGGCTTGACCCTTGCCGGCCAACCCTTCTCCATGATCGTTATCTTGTGGGCTTCGTCCTCCGCTTCATCCATCTCCTTGAATTGCGGGTCACGAATCAATCTCTTCACCAGTACCGGGTCGTCCAGTTCCATGATGCTCTTGTCCAGTTCCACCTGGTCAACCCACGGTGCCTGCCCGAACAACTGCTTGCGGAACACAGCCTGTTGCAGTTTCAATGCACGGTTGACACCATCCACACCACCCTTGGGTTCAATGACGTACTTGCTGTGCATCACCACCGGGTCAATCTCCTGTGTGTCGTCCAGGTAACGGAAGAGCAGGTCTTTTGAATCATACTGCATCAGGAGACTCCATGCCTGGTGATATGCCCTGCCAAGTGCCAAGCGGAATACCCTTGAACGTAAATCACCGGATTGTGCCATCAGG